CACTTTTTCAGTATCTCCGGAATGGAATCCCTGTCTTTGACCATCTTGTCAACGAATGAGCCTATTTTTTTATAACTGCCTCCTGCTGCCGGACGTTTGGAATGAACGACCTTGATTCGTGGGTCTCTCAATCCTTGCGAACTGTTCCATCTCTTTTCCGACGGAACACGGTTCTTTTCCTCAACGATATAATTTGCCATACCGGACAAACCGTTTTCGTCCGTCTGTAATCGGCGAACCTCATTTCTGCTTGACTGTTTCCAACAGGATTCAACCGTCTCCATGTCTAACGCTCCATCCATGACAATGTGATGATGCCATCTGATTTCCGCATCCGGATTGTATGCGGTCACATAGACATATTTCGCATTCGGGAGACCTCTCTTTTTCCTCTGATAGTTGATGCGTCGGATATACTTTTGCACATTCTTGATTGCTGCATCCACATCCCCGTCCAGTGGGAGATGCTCGTCATCATAGGTCAATGTCATCCAAATATCACGGTCACTGAAATTCTCATTGATTAGTCTCTCAACGTATTTCCTTGCGTTCTTGTCATTCAGATTCTTTTGAGCCTTGTTGTTGTCTTTCTTGATAGTCCTCCCCTCCGGAGGTACTTCATCCATACTTCGGAACTGCGGATATATCTCAATTTCAAACTGGTCTCCTGCTGTTATCTCTTTGAGTGCATATATCACTTTCTTTCGATGTTGGAACAGGTTCTCAATGAACCATTCGTGCATGTCCTCCATCGCTTTGTTATATGCTGCCTCATAATCATACGGGATATATTGCATCCCTCTTTTTCTTGCCATCTGACACAATCCTCCTGTTATGTTTTCGTAGACTTGTTATTATCTATTACAAGGACGATAAAAGTTCCGAAAACCCTTGATTTTATAGACCTTTTCGGTCGCTTTTCAAGTTGCTTTTTTGTGTCAGATTTGCTATAATATTTCTATCAGTTAGCGACTGACACAATCAGTCGATACAAGGACGACCACTGCAATGGTTGTCCTTTTTCTTTTTCTTAATCTCTGTATTCTATTGTCATATTGCCGTCTTTTGCACATCTAATCTCCTTTGACATTCCCTCCGAAATTCCGAATTTTTCGCCGACAATGATTCCGTCGCATCTTCTCAATATGTCCATTCCTGCTGTCAATCCGATATTTCTTTCTTTTTCGTTTTCTTCTGACAAGCACTGCGTCATATATAAGTGAACTGTAATTGCAGCATCTCCTCTCAACAAAATCTCTCTCGTTAGTTCTTTCGCATATTCAATATTTCTTTTTAAAATTTTTTCGCTACCCGCATGATACGGTGAACATATATATATTATTTTCATTCATTTACCTCCTCGAATTTACCGACTTCATTTCCCCAACAATCCCATCCGGCTGCTGCCTGTCTTGCAAATAATTCAATTCGTGGCACATCGCCCGTGTACTCTACAATCCTTTTTCTAACTTCATCCGGTTTTTTGCTGTGTTCTTCTCTCACTGTTTCCACTAACTGTGATACCGTATGATGTACGCTCTTTTTCGGTGGTTTCCCTTTTGTCGCAATCAAACACACTTCACTATTTGATTTAGTATAGAATCCTATTCCCTTGAACCAACTACCGTTTTTATTTCTCTTTACCCAACAAAACCCGATTGTTTTGTATTCAAACCCCCACGCTTTGATTGTTGCAAGAGCCTCTTGCAATTTCGGGAAAGTCGCCCACATGAATAATATGCAGTTCTTGTCTGCAATTCTTTCAACTGGTAATTCCTCAATATCCTTTTGTTTCATCGTTTCGTAATGTGCTTTTGCTGCCCCCTGCTTTTTATTACACCACTGTTGATAAGACCATGGCGGGTCTGCATAGATTACATTGTATTTTTTGTTTGTGTTGTAAAGATTTACTTCCATTCTTTTTCCTCCTATTTGTCAGACACCTGCTGCAACAAGTGCCTTTTTCTTTGTTTTTGCTCCTGCTATGTACTGCCCCGCCGTTATGACGGGGTGTTTTCATTAAACGGCTGCAACCGCCTCTTTCTGTTCCCATCTGCGACGCTCCTCTGCTTTTCCTGCTGCCTTACCCTCGGCATACGCAGACATCACCATAATGGTCATTGACTTTCCCTCAAGGTCGTCAATATTCATGAATTTTTCTGCCATGCTCTCAATCACTGCCTTTTTCTCGTTTCTCGTCATTTTTCAACACCTCCTCGGATTCGTTCAATCTCTTTTTCTATGTTCTTTCCGGAATAATCTGCAAGCAGTTTTTCCGAAATGTGATACGTCCAAATCGAGGACATCTGCACCGCCGTTCCTATCGGGAGTTTTCCCTGCTGCATTGCTACCCTCACGAATTGCGGTGACACATTGAGGATTGCTGCTGCCTCTGTCGGCAATATTCGTCCTATATTCATCTTGTTTCCTCCTGTCGGTGGTTCTCTCGGTCTTTTCATCCCGTCCACCTCTTTTCCGGCAATGTATACCGTGTTGATGCTTTTCACATTAAAAATCATCGAAAACCTGTTGACCATCCACGCACTTTTTAGCAGGTGCGACCGCTGCCATGTTTCCCACGGTATCGCTGTACGATGTCTTTCGGCTTGCCATCGTCAGAGTGTCGGTTGCCATCCGGACACTGACGGGGCGACTGCTGCCCCGTTTCGGCTTTAATAAAAAGAATCTTTCTCCATTTCGTCGTCAACTTCTTTCGGTATCGGGATAGGCTCGAAATCATCGTTTTTCCCCTCCCAATAATCAAATAATTGTTGTATGTACTGATTCAACTCCTCTACTCTGCACATTTTTGCACCTCCTGTTCTTATTCGTTCACTATGTTCTGTATTCCTGCCATTGCTAACGCAAGAGTTGTCTTTCCTCCGTTTGCCTCTTTTCCTCTCCTCATTAACGCACTATGTATTTCAGACGGTAGATTTTTTGTTCCTGTTAAAACTGCGATGCATTCGTCGTATTCAAGAATGTTTATCAGTTCGAGAGCCTCTTTTACTGTGTTTAATTTGTCTATTGATTTGTTTACTAAATCCTGTCGTGTCATTGTTTTGTACCTCCTGTGTTCTTTGTAAGAACAGTATAATTCTTTGAAAGAACATTGTCAACACTTTTTTGTTCTTTGAAAGAACTTTTTTATTGATTTTTGTCTCTTTCGGTGTTATGCTTTAGAAAATAGAGGAGGTGATTTCACATGACACAAGGCGAACGAATCAGAGAAGTGCGAAAAACACTCGGTCTCACCCTTGAAAAATTCGGTGAGAAAATAGGAATGAAAAAGAACTCTGTCAGTCAAATTGAAAACGGAAAAAACTCCGTTACTGAACAGGTTGTCAAATCAATCTGCCGTGAATTTAATGTTGATTATATATGGTTGACTACTGGTGACGGTGAGATGTTCGTTGATACTGACGACGATTTCATCGAAAGAATTGACCGCATCATGGCAGGTGAGGACGATGCCCGCAAGAATCTTTTCAAGGCATTACTTGAGGCAAGTGACGAGGACATCGCAGCATTTCAAAGAATCATAGATTTATTTGCATCAAAAAAAGACTGACAGTCTTTCAACTGCCAGTCTCATGGGTGTAGAGATACAACACGAATTTGTATATCCTCTTGAGGATGCGTTCGCTGTGTATCTTTCCGACTATTTCGACAATAGCCTCTTTGTAATTCAAGGGAGACACCACCCCCTTTCCGAATTGCATTGTATCATATATTTCCATGATTGTGGAAATATCGAGGTTGATTTCCATAATTGTGGAAATCGTTCCTCCTGCTGCCGGAATCTCGCTGCGTTATGGTACAATTATTTGTATTCGGATTCAAACAGGTCGGTGATGTTCACGCCTAATGCAATCGCTATCATTTCAAGTTGAAACAATGTCGGTGACACCTTACCGTTTTCGATGTTGTTTATCGTAGATTTTCCGATTCCGGATTTCTTCGATAACTCCATCAATGTGAACCCTTTTGAGGTTCTCACTTCCCACACAAGGATTTTCATTCTGCTCACCTCCTCTCTTGAGGAAAGTTTACAGAATGTTGATTTTATAGAAATGGAGGTGTGTTCATGAAATACGGTGTCAGAAAGCCAAACATTAAGAAAAGCATCAAGGCAAGAACAACAGGAAAAGTCAAACGGCAGGTCAAAAAGGCGGTCAATCCCCTTTATGGTAAAAAGGGAATGGGAATCGTCAACGACCCGAAAAAGGCGGCATACAACGCAGTGTATAACAGAACTACTGTCGGCGTGTCCGACATCGCAAAAGGATTGACGGCTGCAAACGGAAATCCTGCTGCATCCAGTTCCACAAATGCACCGCAGAAAAAGGAATACTCTGCAAATACATACAGTGTTTGTGGAATCCTCATGATTGTTCTCGGTGCTGTCCTTGCACTTTTAGGATTGATTCTATTGCTTGCTGTTCCGGTTGCCGGAATAATTGCTATTGTGTTCGGTGTCGCATGTGTTGTCATCGGTCGCAAGTATAGAAAAGTCGCAAAAGAACGCCGTGCAAATGAATAATGCACAATAAAAAAGACGACCCACACTGCAATGTGAATCGCCTTTGTGAAACCTCCGTCTCATGCTCCTGCAAAAAGCACCGACAGAATGTTCCTGCAAACACCATTCTATCATAAAACCGTGCTTTTTGCATTGGTTTTATTTTTTATACTCTTTTTTAGGATGGTGATTTTATGAAACTACCGAACGGATTCGGAACGGTTTACAAATTATCGGGAAATCGCCGGAATCCTTATGTTGCCAAAAAGACAAAAGGATGGGAAATCGACCCGAAAACAGGTAAATCAAAACAATTATATACGGTCGTCGGATATTACCCGACCCGCAAAGAGGCATTGACCGCACTTGCGGAGTTCAATGCAAATCCTTATGATGTGGATGCTGCAAAAGTCACATTCGAGGATGTATATGAGCGATGGTCTGATGAACATTTTCCGACCGTCAGTGATTCCAACGTCAAGGGTTATCGTGCAGCATGGGCGTTGTGTGATAAACTTGCACGGATGCGGTTTGTCGATGTCAAACTCGACCACCTGCAAATGATTGTCGATGAATCCGGCAAAAATTATCCAACACTCCGGAAATTGAAAGTCCTGCTCGGTCTGATGTATAAATACGCCGTGATTCATGAGATTATTCCAAAAGAACGAAACCTTGTCGAATACCTCGACATTAAAAAGGCGGGCAATCCCAACGCATACAACCGTGAACCGTTCTCAAAAACAGAGGTTGCGAAATTATGGGATGTCAAGGATTCAAATATATATTATACTGTCATCCTCATGTTGATATATACCGGATGCAGAATCGGCGAACTCCTCGACCTCAAGAAAGAAAATGTGAACCTTGAGGAAAGATATTTCAAGATTGTCGCCTCGAAAACTGCTGCCGGAATCCGTACTGCTCCAATCTCCGAAAAGGTTTATCCGTTCTTTGAATACTGGTACAACCTCAATGATTGCGAATATCTCCTCTCTACTCCGGAGGGCGAACATTTCAAATACCGGAATTATTATGATTCGTACTGGTCGCCACTTATTGAGACCCTCGGAATGAAACACCGCCCTCACGATACCCGTCACACATGCATTTCCATGTTGACGGTTGCCGGAGTGTCAGACAAGGTCATCAAGAAAATTGTCGGTCATAAAGGGCAGGGTGTGACAGAGGTCGTATATACACATTTTGAAATCGAGGAACTGATTGACGCTATCAACAAAATATAGAGGTGTGCCATGAATAGAACTGAATACAAAAACAATTTCGGGCGTGAGCATTACGAACGAATCAATCTCGTTGTACCTAAAGGCATGAAAGACATCATCAAGGCTCTTGCATCCAGTAAAGGGATGTCGGTCAATGCGTACATGCAAGACCTTGTCAGAAAAGACCAATGCGGTTTATTTGATACAATGCAGATTGCAGAAAAGAACAGAGAAATGATTTCCGGAATCACCGGAAACATGCACGACGGATATGACATCATTTTCAAGGACGGTCATTCCTGCCATTGCAGGACGAAAAAGGATGTCCGGTCATGTATCATTGAATACTGCAACGAAAAGGGCGATTGATTCGTCCTTTTTTATTGCGAAAATGTGTCTTACACAAGACTTGCAATGTCTTACACAAGACAGTGTTTTCCGTGTTAGTTACCTGTTAGTTATGTGTTAGTTACCGTTGAAATTTCGTGTGTTTTTGTGGTGTCTGATAGATTTATCGGAATATAAAGAAATCCCCGAAAACTCGATGCTTTCGGGGAAATTTGCTCTTTTGTGATATTCGATTGAATTATCTCTTTGAGAACTGCGGTGCGCGACGAGCGCCTTTGAGACCGTATTTCTTTCTCTCTTTCATTCTCGGGTCACGAGTCAAGAAGCCGGCCTTCTTGAGTGCCGGACGAAGATTTTCGTCGTACTGAAGAAGAGCTCTTGAAAGGCCGTGGCGAATTGCGCCTGCCTGACCTGTTACACCGCCGCCCTGAACGTTGCAGACGATGTCGAATTTGTCAGCTGTGCCGGTGAGAGCGAGAGGCTGACGAACTATAAGTTTAAGTGTTTCAAGGCCGAAATAATCGTCGATATCACGATTGTTTATCGTTATTTTGCCTGAGCCTGCATAAACACGAACTCTTGCAACCGACTT